ATTCCCCGAGTCCATCCCGCCGTTTGCCAGGCCGACTCTATTAAGCATCACCTCATCATGCTCAACGAAGACATAGCCAGCGCGAAGCGCCTGATCGAGTCGGCCTGGATCATCCCGCATCCAGTGCAGGTGATAGCCGGGAATCTCGGGAACCTGGAGTCGCATCGTGGGAAGAGACATGGGAATCCGGTTGTCCCGCCGAACTTCCGTCATCTTCTCCGGCCGGTTCGAAGGGTTCGTTTCCGCCTTCGGCGCCGGGGTGTTGCTTGCTGCAAGTGTCACGCTGCTTCTCCCTCGAAGTAGATATTGGCATAGTATTGCTGCCACTCGGCGGCTGTTTTAAATGCCTTGCCGACGAGTTTCTGCCCTTGCCGATCACACTCCGTTCTGGCCTCAGCGGGCAAGTCATTGTAGGACCGCTTCCTCAGTCCCCCTCTCGCTCCAGCCCCTCCCCCGTCGCCTTCCTCCATCTTCGAGGACCGGCGGGCGGGCGGGTTAAGGATCTGGTCTGCCATCGCCGCTGCCTTTTCATAAAATGCTCGACCCTTCAGCCCCTCATTCGCCGGGTCGGCGCGGAGCATCTGAGCCTGAGCGTGCATGAGCGCGGTCTTGTTAAGGTCCACGCCATACCAAGGGTTTTCGCTGTGCCACGTGATGAATTGGGGGTCCTGGGCTGGCTGAGACGGCGGGGGAGTTTTTTCCTTCGTCCCGGCGGTCTTTTCCGCCGTTTTGACCTCACTCAGCTGCTCCCGCAGTTCCTCTGCCAAGTCCTCGTTCCCTGCTTCTCGAGCTTCCTTAATACTCTTTCGCAGCTCCGCTTTCGCCCTTTCGACTGCCTGGGCGGTTGCCTCGGAGTGGAATGCTTTCAGGTCCTCGATCGCTTGTTGCGAGTCCCTAATCAATCCATCCGCCCGGTCCAGTCGATCTTTGGCCTCCTTCAGCTCTCGCCGGAGACTCTTATTCTCCTCGCGAACGATGGGAAGGATTTCTTCCCCCCGCTGCACGAATTCTGCCGCCGGTCGCCAGTGTTCGGGATTTCCCTTAAACTCCGGCCCGTCGTGCCAGCCCATTTCCTTGGCCCGCGTCTTCTGTTCGTCAGTAGAGACGGTGTCTGCTTCGAGGCTCATGCTGCCTCCAGGTGGGTGATTTGCGCGAAGATATCCCTGTCATTGACCATTCGATAGGCCTTGCCGTCCTTCGGCCCCGTCACCTGCGCTCCTGCCATGCGGGAGATAAGGACATAGTCCCCACTCACCGCCCTCGGCGGCTCGTCCGGCCAGGCTGCCGGCCCAACCTCAATCACCCTCGCCCGTTGCTCCAGCGCGTTCTCCCGTTCCCGCGCACCCGGCGACAGAACGATCACGCTCGCCTTCCTCTCAGGCTCATAATACTCCACCAACACCGCATGTCCCAGCGGGCGCAGCCCACTTTCATTCTCCACTGTCGTCATCTGGCTCCTCCAGAAGTTGTTCCAAATCCAGATCCAGAATGGCCTGGGCCGTCTCACATTCCCCGATCGCCCGCGCGTTAAGCATAGCGGTCGTCTCCCACTTCTCCGCCAGGAAGTGGCCAAGCATCCACTGAGTTGTCCGCTCTTTCACCCATTGCTTCAAGTGCCGTCTAAGAGCCTGCGTTACTGGGTCGCTGAGCCATGATTGAAAGTTCTCGGTCGTTAGAGTGGATCTCATTGGCTACCTTTGCGATCTCTGTGATCGCCTTCAGTTTCCCTAGAATCTGCTCGTTGTGGAGCTTATGGGCGGAAATCTGAGCATTAATTAGCTCGACCAGGTGGCCTGTATCCACCCCTTTCGCCTCGGCGGCGAGCTTCATTGCATTCGCCTCCATCTGCTTAATCTGCGCCTCATTCAGCTCATGCTGTTCCATCATCTCAATGACGAATTGCTGGGCGTTATTCTGAATCTCCATTTGCTTGCCCTGGAGTTTCATCTGCTCCACCTGCACCTTCGGGTTCGGCAGCGGGCCAGTGACCTTTGGCCCAGGGTAGAGAGCCTCGATCCCGTCGACTTTCGCCGCCCGTAGGATATTCCTCTCCACCTTCTCCGGATCATAGCCCGCCACTACTCGAGCCCGCTCCCCGATGAAGATTGCTTGCTGCATCCCAATACGATCACTCACGACGTTCTTATCGGCGGCGGGAACGATGCAGTTCGGGTCCTCAAGATAGTCCTCTCGAAGTGCCTGTCCGCCCGGGTAGCTAGCCGCGGCGTCAAGATAGATCGCGTTAAGGACGTAGAGCTTTTTAAACTCCTCCTTCATGCTCCGCCAGATGCGCTTATAGATCGCGGCGTAGACCTTCAGCCCCTGCTCGACCATATGGTCGCCGTTCGCTGCAGGGGTGTTCTGTCCGGGGTTCTGTCCCACAAGCATCTCCGTCGCCCCGCCGATCCGATTGGTGTAGTCGATGAGGAGGCCGAGGAGCTTGAAGAGGACGTCGGAGGGAGCGTTGACAGGAAGGGGGACGATGTTTTTGCGCAGGTCGTCGCCCGGCGAATCCACTCGCTTCCATTCCAGCGGGGCGAAAGTGTAGACGCCCCCGCGGACCTTCGCTCCCCGCCCGAGGAACCCGCCCGCTGTGTTCTGCATCGTCCCGGCGTCGACAAGCTGGTTCAAAATCGTATTGACTGAAGCGTTCATGCTGCCCAAGAGGACGCCGAACCCCGTATCATAGACCCCGCCATCCACCGCAGGAATGAGGCCGTACTTGGTAAACGCCTCCATCGGGTCAATCTTAACGATGGTACTGCCAATACGCTTAACATCGCCTGGCCTATCCCAGCGGGCCACAATCCGCACTACACAGGAGCTCGCCTCTTCCAACGTAACGGCGTAGGGCTCTTTATACCCATCATCATCGAGGTCGAGCCAGGTATGCTGCTCCAGCATCACATGCGGCGTGTCAGGGTCTCCCGAGGGCGGGTGCTGCCCAGTCCGTAGATCTGCCTTCGCGCCCGGGCGCATGGAGGGAACTTGTGCCTGCGACTTAAACCACCCCTCATCCAGGATGTCCCTATACGTCCCCAGCTTCACCCTCTCATAGATCTCATTCTTATACCGCCTGATGACGTGAGTCTTCCTAGCGCAGCTCTCAACCGACTTGGCCCAGTAGTCCATTACCAGGTCCTTCGCCATGACGAGGGAGGACTTGTTTGTCTGGCACGATTCGTCGTGCATTGTTTTCTTAAACGCGCAGCCAACAATTGGGACCTGGAGCAGTAGCCTATCCATCCCTTCTTCCCAGGCCTGGTCCTCTTCCAGGCACTGATAGCTCATATGCCGCCCGATCCGCTCTGCTCGAGCTTTCTTCTGCCCGTCAGGATCCTCGCCGATGACTCGGCACTTCACCACGTCCGTCCCATCTATCAGCGCCGGATAGGCGCGAGAGTGGAACTGCAGGGCGGCGATCGTCACCAGCGGAAACGCTACATTCGAGGCATTGGGCCAGGGGAAGGATTTCTCCTTATCCACCATCTGCATCGCGAGGTTCATCCCCGCCTCGTTGCGAAGCTCCCAATGGTAGCGAGACTCGAGGTCCCTTTGATACCCCTCCTTACAATACTGCCCAATCCGGTGCAGATCAACGGAGGAAAAGCGATCGCACAGGTTCGCTGACTTGGCAACCGTCTCGTCGATGCGAAGGTGCTTGTCGAGGTTAAGCATCAGTACCCCGTCATCGCGTTACGGCCAGACGTCCGGCGAGGATCCTGTCGAATCATCTCTTGCTCCTCCTCATCCGGGAAGTCCTCTTCCTCCACATCTGGCCAGGCATTCACCCCCTTCGCTAGGATAGCCGTCGAGTCAAATTGGTCGTCCTGCAGAGCGTCACTGACGCCGGTGAAACGAAGCAGTTCCGCTTCATACGGAACATACCAGAGGGCGTCCTTATCAAACCTTACCCCTCCCGCCCGGTGCCTTTTCTGCAGATCCCGCCCGCGGACTGCCTTATCCTTCACCGGCAGGATCGGCATGAAGTTAATCCAAACCCCCCTCTGATTCATCTCTTTGTAGATGAACGGAGCCACACTCTTCCAAATAACCCCGTCCTCGACGAAGAAGACTTCGGGACTCCACTTCGCTTGGATGTCGAACAGAAGATCTGTCCACTCGTTCGTCCCGAACCTCCCGACATACTGGTCGATGATGTTAAGGGAATTGGATGTGTCCTCTCCCCCAACTGTGAAAGAGGTGCGGTTGGCTTTATCTGCTTTAGACACCGCGAAGTCGCATCCAACGGCAATCCGCATGGGCGGGGGCTCTTGTTCCGTTGGCTTCCACCGCAGGGGGAGAAAGTCATCTTTCCGCAGGTACGCATCGGAGTTGTCGAACGGGTCGTTCAGGTATTCCTGCGAATATCCTGGAGCATCCCCGTCATCGATGTAGGTCTGCCGCCGGGCGCGGAGACGGCTTTCCGGCCACTGTTCCTCCCAGAGGATGTCCGAGAAGTCATCAAACCCCGCGTGCGCTTTGAAGAACAAGGTTTGCCACGAAAGGTGACTGGGTCGCTGGAGTCGAGCCAGCAGTGCGTCCTCATGCAGGATGGTCCCATGAACACGGACCTTACCACCTCGACGACGGCAGGGAAGGAGAGCCCGAAGGAACCAGCGACCAAACTTGACACGACGGTCATAGCTTTCAACTTGCTCATCCTCCTCCAAGTCATCGCAGAGAATCAGTCCCGGCCTCTTGCCGTGCCACTTCATCCCCCGCATCTTTTGCCCCGAGCCTTTCGCCCGAAAGCGAAACTCATACCCATCTTCGCAGGCGACAATGATGTCTGTCTTACTGTCGACGACAAGGCCCTTGATCTTGAACTCGCGGATCAGGTCCTCGTTATCCCGCAGCTCCTTTGCTATGTCCTCCAGGTGGCCGATGGCCAGTTCTTCCGTCGCTGAGACGATGATGATGTAGTTCTCTTCCCGAAAGAGGGCGACGGCCAGACCATAGTCGTGCGTGAGGGCGGTGGACTTTGCGTGCTCCCGCGGCGCAACGACACTGGCGAGCTCCGCCGTCGAGCAGTAAAGCCTCCAACACGAGCGGTGAAACTCCGGCGTCGGCTGGGCGTTGTCGTACATCGGGGACAGGAAAGTCCCCGCGAACGCCTCAACCAGCTCTGCCGTAAGTTTGACCGACTCTGTCTTCACGCCGTCGTGGGTCCTGGGGGAGTAGTCTTAGCCGCCACGTCCGCAGCCAACTGGTTCCAGTCCGAGGCAACTTTAGCCTGGAGGGTAACCAGATCCTCCATCGTCACCATCCCCGTGCCTTGGGAAGAGAAGTTGTCATAGATCTGCTGTGCTGCCGTAGCGACGCCGCTCGCCGCAAGACCATACGGCCCCGCGAGAGGAGCCAAGGCGGCGACCATCGCCATAACCAGCTGTTCTGTGGTCGGTTGAGGAACTGCGCTCATTTTGCCACTCCCGAAGAGGCCGAAGAAGCCGAGGCTGCCGCCGACTGGAGGCCAAGGATCGTTGCGTCGAGAGCTGCTTTCGCCTGCCCCGTCGCCTTCACGACATTCTGGGCGTCCTGACCTTTCAGCAAATTTTGCCTCACCGCCGCGTCCGCCGCAAGGATTGCGCTATCCAGCGACACTGCCGACGCCTTCGCTGCCTGCATGGCTGTTTGAAGTGGGTCGCTCGTCGGCGGCGAAGTCGCACAAGCTGCAAGGATAGACACACCGGCGAACAGCGCCAGACGTTGGAGAACTTTCCGCATTCCTATCTCCTAGTGGGCGGGGAACAAATGTCTTCATCTTGGCCGTCGGGTTGTCCCCGTCCCCCAGCAGCCACATCAACGCGCTGATCGCTCCCGTTGCGAAGAGCGTCTCCACCCCCGGTCTCGCCTCCAAGGCTAGTGCCTTGATTTCGTCCTTCAGCGTCTTCACATTCGCATTCAAGAAAATCACGGCTGATCCGGAAGAACCGGGAGGAAGAAGGAAATGGAGACGTGCTGCGCTCCAATTGTTGTAGCCGTAACACGGACGTCGTAGACGCAGCCAGCGATTCCAGCGGAGAGGGCCACGGTGACCACGCTACCGGAGAAGGAGGAGGTGGCTGTGAGGCTGGGGCCTGGGTCGACGCCGGAGAAGAGAGTAACCGACACGGCGACCGAGGAGATCTGGTCTGAGGTCGGAGCCAGGAAGGCCGCGAAGTCGACGGGATAGAATCTTCCTTGCTCGGCGGCATACTTCCCCAGAACCGCAGTCCTACTCACAACAGGTCAACGCGAAGGGAGACGGGGGCGTCAGCTGAGGGCGACGGTGACGGACACCGGAGCATCCGACATATCCACCGGCACAACAAACGCCTGAGTGACCGCAGTCGACCAGGCCGTTGTGGTTCCCTGAGCCACTGCGGCTGCGGAGGCGAGGTAGGAGCCGGCGGGGACGTTGGGGAAGACGGCGGGCGCTGTGGCGTCGGGAAGGTTGATGGGGGTTCCGACGACACTATTGTCGGCGGCGTTGAGGATTTGGACGAGAAATCCTCCCGGGACCACGCCCGCTGGGAGGGGTTGCTGCGCCACCGCGAGAGAAACCGAGACATTTTTGGACATAGCTCAATCCAGAGGTTGAAGAGGGAGCACCAAGATCTTAGCAAGGTTTCTTGATGCTCGGGACGGAAAGGCCTTGCCCAGCCATACGTGCGTGCTGGCGGACAGGGGTCGAACCTGGGGCCTCCGGTCCGCCGCCCACTTCGACGTACTGCCTAGTCCCGAAGTTCGATCGAACTGGCTTCGGGCCGAGAGGGTTGGACCGTTTCGGCAAAGTCGACATCTTGGACGTCATGGGAGATCCTTCGGGTTTGGCGCTGAAGGGCGAGGAGCCGATCAGCGAGGTGGGTGAGGGAATCGGCGCTTGCGGCGGCGGGCGGGGCTACAACGACAGCAGTCCCGCCAAGACCAAAGGCCTTCGCGCCGAGCTCGACCGCTTTAAGCACCAGATTATCCGGCGGAGTGGGTTGGGAGAGCTTCTCCGAGAGGCGGAGGAGAGACTGCTCAAGCACTCCCTTAAACCTCTCCTCCAACGTCGCGTGAAGGGCCGGGTCAACCAACTCCTCCCGGCGGGCGGCGAGCCGGGCCTTGAACATATCCGTCGCCATCACTGTGCTAAGCCAGGATTGCGAGTACCCAAAGTAGGCGGCGATCTGCCCCTGGGAAATCCCCGGCCGCGCGATGATAAGATCCACACACGCTTCATGTGTGTAGTTCATCTTCTTCGGCGGAACCGCCCCTCGATGCGCGGGCGCGGGCGCCGTCTCAAGCTCCTCCAGGAGCTGCTCTCCCAACTGTTCCATTACCTACTCCAACGGCCCTGGCATGTAAGAGCGAAAGCTCCCCGCAGGTTGGCGTCGATTATATAGGGCGGGCGGGAAGATGTCAAGCTCGAAATGCGAAATTGGATCCAATGTGCATTATATCCTAACATATAATG